ATCTGCTCTTGAAACAACTGATGCTGCATTCCTAAGACAAGCAGTTAATCGTCGTGTCCGTAACGCATTTGAACGGTATCCTTGGCCTGACTTTACAGTAATCGGTGAATCGGTCACATTAGACACGGCTGATGATAACACCATTCAAACATACGGGACTGGCAAGGATCTAGCCAATGAATCCAATGTTGTTTTCCGAATCCACAAGTCGGACCCAACAGTTACTCGATACCCCGAGGAGTACACTTACGTGTCCATTCTTAATTCCGGAGGTTACCCATCCGTAAAAATCATTAACCCACCTCCTGCTCTTGATAATACGGATGTCTATGTGACTTACCGTAAGGATCTTGAATCAGTTATCAAGGACGGTAATAGTGCGAATACATCAGGAAGCTTTGGTGATGAGTCCGGAGATAATCCAAACATCCCTTACCAATTCTTTGAGTACTGCGCATTTGGTGCTTATGCTGACTTCCTTCGTGGGGATGGTCAGACTGACAAGGCTCAAGTTGAGGATCAGAACGCTGAGTTAATCCTAGTTTCTGAAATTGACAAGGTACGTAATCAAAGCCGTCAGTTCCGACACGATGTGCTTCAGTACCGTCCACAGACCCAGTTCCGCCGTCACAACGTGCAGGCTGGTGGATCACCAGTAAACAAGCCAGAAACGGCACTGAACAATAACGTGCAGTAATGCCATCCAATGTAACATTCCTTGAGGTTAAAAATGCTTTCCAGTCCATAGCAGGGCTGGAGAGCTTAACCGCTGCTGATGAGTTCTTCTTGGTTAATTCATTGAACCGAGCGGTATCCCGCGCTTACAATGAATCCAATAGCTGGCCGCGTTACTTAGTGGTTGGTGAGGAGCGCACGATCGAAAGCGGGCAGGTTGTTCCTTACGCTGAGACTGGCAAAAACACAATCGGGGAGTTCATACGCATTCATCGGCAGCAACCATTCCTCAATAACTCCACCTTGGAGTTTGACTTCTATGTGGACTCGAGCGGAGCGCATATATTGAACATCAGCACGGCTGATGCTTCCTCTGCCTATATTACCTACAAGAAAGAACTAGTAACTGGTTTCAATCAGGACAGCACGGACATACCAAGTGAGTTCGTGGATTACATCATTTATACAGCACTTTCTGACTTCTATACTGGAGATGGTCAGGCGGAAAAGGCGGCACTTACTGCTGCCCAAGCTGACCTTATGCTTGACCGCGAGATATTCCGAGTGGACAAGCAAATGAATAACAATACAGTAAACAAACGATTCTCAACCTACGTAAGCCGACAGGCACGTTAGGAAACCCTATGATATAATACGACTATGGCAAGTTCACGAAATAACGCTCTAGAGTTCTCATCCGCTGGATCGGTCATTATTGACTCAGCCGCTGGTGCTACTGCCGGTAAGTTCGGCGCAATTCAATTCCTAAAGGATTCGACGATCAGCGCATTGACGGAAACCAAGATAACGAACTCAGATAAACTCCTTACATCCTTTGGAGCTGGAACGATCATTTATGGTCAGTTCTCTTCCGTTACTATCAGTGGCGGTCTAGTAGCACTTCACAAGGTCTAAGATGCACATAAGCCTTGATTCAGCACTGGGTCGCCAGAAACGGCTGAACTCGGTGGGCGAGAGCGTACTTCAGATAGCACCTGATGCTGCTGCTGCGTACAGCCTACGGAGTCTCACTGGAGGTGATCCCTGACGTGGTACGTGTACGCCGTGAAAGCGACAACACGGAAAAGGACTTCTCCGGGAGTCAGATTGAATCAGGCGAGATGGCTCGCTGGGTCAACGAGCAGCCTACGCTGCCTCTTGACCTTCGGGAACTGGACACGAATACAGGTGAGCGCGATGGTGCTTTGATCGAAGCAGCCGCCTGCTTACTCCCTGCGTAAACTGAAGGAGGACTTCACTGGTGACGTTGTAGAGGTACGCCGTAACGTGAACGGGGAGACTGAGGGCTTTACCGCTGCCGAGGTTACTGACGGTACGCTGGAGGACTTCGCCAAAACTGGTGAGGTTATTTTTGATTCTGATTTCAGCGCAGGAACCGATAGAGTTCTACAGAATAGCGGATCAGGCACTACCGAAATTACTGGAAATAATGACGGTATAAGTGACGGAACTACATCTAAGGATGACGTACTAAAGGTTGAGAACATCCAGCGTATTACACCTCAGATACGAATTGCTGACGCTCCCGAGAACACCTACCGAGGTTCAAATAAGGGATCAGTTACATTCACTTACTACGTACCAGCTGGTAGCGCAATTATCGGTAAGTATTGGCAGATCGGCTCCTTCCGTGGGAGCGCAGGAATACTTTCTTCAAGTGGTGTTCAAATTGTTGGTGGAGCTTGGACTACCGCCAGCCTTAGCTACGACAACAAGAAGCCTTTATCGACTTTCCTTACAGTAACTAATCAAGAAGTTACCGATACGGAATCGGCTACGTTTGCGGATGCAGATGCTGGTGACGTATATTACATTAGTAAGATTAAGGCTTACTCCTACGAGGAGCTAGGGCTTCCTCTTGACCAAGCTACAGGGGCAGCAGCAGCTTACTCCTTGCGGAACCTTAGCTCAAGCTACACTGGCAATGTGGTAGAGGTACGCCGTTCAAGCGATGACGCAGTCCAAGCATTTACTGCATCCGAGGTTGCTGATGGTACGCTGACGGATTGGGTGAATGTAGGCAATGATTACGTTGGCTACGCGAGATTCCAAGACGCTAGTACCGCAAACGTAAACCTAAGTTCTTCATTTACACTTGAGGCAAGCAAGTCTTGGTCAATTAAGTTTGAGTGCATTGTCGGTGAACTTCCTGCTGGCTTGTTTGGTAAGTCTGATTTTTCAAATGGTGGCTTCTGGTTTGCTAACCCTAATACAATCGGTTTGACTGATGATTCCGATTCGTATCAGGCACTATCTTTTGGGACTGGGTTAGCTCTTAATCTCGGTCAAAACTATGAATTGGAGTTTTTTAATACCCCGTCCGAAGGTGTTCGTGTAGCGGTTGACGGAACAACAATGTCAACAGCTCCAAAAGTTTATGGAGATATAACCATTAACAAAATCGGAGTATCCAGAGGTCGTGCAGGAGAAAGGGTAATCCACAATGTCCGTGTTGATTTGAACGGTGACGGAACATTGGATTACAGCTATGCTGGTGACGGCAACCAAGCGTCCAACTGGGTTGATAGGGTTGGTAGTAACAACGGAACTCCTGCCGCTCAAGTTCTTGCTTACGATAACGAATACACGGACGGACACGTCAAGACTTGGTACGACCAATCAGGCAGCGACAATCACGCAGTGCAGACGGATACTGCAAAGCAGCCTAAGATTGTTGAGGGTGGTAGTCTGTTGGAGGATGGCATTGATTTTGATGGAACTAGTCATTTCTTTGACATTGATTTTGGCTCTAATTTGTCTCAGCCGAATAGTTTCTTTCTATCGCACACATCGGACACTACCAACAGTGGATTAAACGAATACTTTGATACTGCAAGCGGTTCACCTCGGACTCTTCTTGATGTTGGCGCTGGTTATAGATTGTTAGCGGGAATTGACTTTGATAGTGGATTTGCGATGGAAACAAATAGAGTTTTGATTTCAGCATTTGCAAACTCGACATCTTCTTTTCTTTTCAAGAACGGAGTTTCTTCTGTTGTTGGAGACGCTGGCACGGATAGCATAAACCAATATTCATATTTGGGACGTTCTTTTGATAGGTATTACGATGGAAAGATGGATGAGTTCATCATCTACAACTCCGACCAGTCAACAAAGCGCAGAGCCATTGAGGAGAACATCGCTAATCACTACGACATTTCTCTAGCAGCCTTCTCGCGGGATGGTACAGTCAAGACTTGGTACGACCAGAGTGGCAACACGAATGACGCAGTGCAGACTGACCCTACGAAGCAGCCTAAGATTGTTGTGAATGGTAGCCTTGTACAGAAACGTAACAAGCCATCTATAAAATTCGCAGATGATTCAAGCGACGAAAGATACCTAACATCACCAGCGGATATAGGTTCTTCGTTTTCATTTTTCGCATCTTGGCAACCGCTTGCAGATGATGTTACGGCAGGTAGTAATGCGGCTCAAAAGAGAAATTCTACCCTTCTGTACGGCTCAGGATCTCTTTATATTGCTGGCATTAACTCTGACTTTACAAATGGCTACAAGTCGGGAGCGGGCACAGATTCTTATTCCGCTGGAATAGACTTCCAGAAGAGCCTAAACCTTCACACTATTATTGAGGGTTCAGCGGATATTAACTATTTCGGAAACGGAACCAATGAGATTGATGGAAGTGGAGACGCTTCAACGGTGACAACTACGCAGTATTATATTGGCAGTAAGGTAGTAGTACCAACTCATAATACTAGAGGTTACATTTCTGAGTTAATTCACTACAACACCGACCAGACCGACAACCGTACAGCCCTTGAGGCTAACATCGGTGAGACCTACGGCATTACTGAAATCCCTGCTGCTAACGATACAGTCAACGGATTCGTGCAGACTTGGTACGACCAGAGCGGTGAAGCGCGTAACGGTGAGCAAGACACTGCTGCGTATCAACCAAAGATTGTAGTAAGCGGAGTCCTACAAAAGGATACTGACGGCAACCCTTACGTGAAGTTTGAGGGAAGCCAGTACTTAAGGGTATATAAAAACGGAAGCCTTTCTGAAGGTCTGATACTTCCCGACGTTCAGAATACTTTCTCTGTGTCAGTATCAAGCAGCACAACCCCTATAAATAAGTTTATTTGTCAGGCAAACCGCTCCTCAGATAGATACTATCTTTACAATAATAGGCTTACAGTTGGGGACAATCAAAGTATAATCGACAGTCCAACCGTCAACACAAAGAATGTTCGCAGTGTAACAGCAACCGCTGCTGGCTCTTTCAGTCTTTACCTTAACTCATCACTTGCTGGTACTGTAAGTTATACTGGAAGTGTAACTGGCGGTGACTCAACTATTGGTGCATCGTTCAGTGGTTCTTCAGGACACGAAGGTTCAATTTACGAGCTTGTTTTCTATCGCACTGACCTGTCCTCCAAGCGTGAACTACTTGAAACAAACGTCGCCAACCAGTACGGCATTACCCTATCTTAATTATGTACCTAATCTACGAAACCGAACAAGGAGCCATTGACCGCGCTGACGAGGAGGGCAAGTACCTGAACTTCTCTTACTGGACTGAAGGCAAAGGCACACGCTGGCTGACTGCTCCAGTGCCTACGGCTGACGGCAAGTGGGCATTGGACGTACGGGAATATGACCTCGATGACTACGAGGAAAACGCGGTGTTTGAAAGCTATGCTCCATTAGAAAGTGACGAAGTATGATGGAAGATATTATTTACAAATCAACCCTAGGGACTGGAGGCTTCCTTGCTACTTTGAGTCTCACACCGATCAATGAAGTACTGGGTTTTGTTGTGGGTATCGCTACCTTAGTCTATATGACTGCCTCAGCGGTCAAGGTAATCAAAGAACTTAAGGATGACAACTGAACTGTTAGCTATGCTAGGTGGAGGCTTGTCAGGATTCGTAATGAAACTGATCGCCGCGCAAATGCAGAGCCAGACCGCTATGTTCGAGAGAATGCTGGCGAAGCAGGCGGCTGCGGATGACTCCGCTGACCGGGCTGCTCAACGTGAGGGTGGAGTACTCGTTCGCCGTTTTCTAGTCGTATGCACAATGTTTGCGATTGTAGTAGCCCCATTTGTCTTTGCATTCACTGACGTAGGGGTAAGTATCCAAAATCAATCAAACGGCTTTCTAGGGCTATTTAAGAGCGTCAGATGGGAAACCGTGCAGGGATTCGTTATCCTGCCAGAGATCCGCCAGACTGCACTAGCAATCGTCGGGTTCTACTTCGGCTCTTCACAAGTAAAATAAGGACACATATGTACGGACGTAAAACAAATGTAAAGGCTGGCAAGGGTTCCTGCGGCGAGCGCGGTGGATGCGGTTGCGGCAAGAAAGGTAAGTAATGCCCAAGGACGCTTGCTATAAAAAGGTCAAGGCACGGTACAAGGTATTCCCCTCCGCTTATGCGAGCGGGGCTATTGCCAAGTGCCGCAAGGTAGGAGCCAAGAACTGGGGAACCAAAACCAAACGGAAGAAGGTTTGAATGCCAGTACGGAAGACCAAGAAGGGAGCGGACCTCAAGAGGTGGTTCAAGGAAGAATGGGTAGATGTCCGATCCGGGAAGCCCTGCGGACGACGAGAGGGAGAGAAGCGAGGCACGCCTTATTGCAGACCATCAAAACGTGTCAGCGAAAGAACCCCTGTTACTGCATCCGAGATTACTACCGCACAAAAGAAAAAGCGCATACAACAAAAGAAAAGACTGGGTCAACCTGCAGGGAAACCTCGTAGGGTAAAATCAGTCCGCAAAAAATAATGCCAAAGAAAAGTCCAAAAGCATCAATGACCTGCGGAGAGACTCGTCGTAGTACTCGCCCCGGGAAAAAGATTATGAAGCTGTACTGCGAGAACGGTAAGCGTAAGCTTGTTCACGCGGGAGCTACTGGCTACGGGCATAACTATTCTTCGGCTGCTCGCAAATCTTTTAAGTCTCGGCATAAGTGCTCTACAGCAAAGCCGGGAACCGCACGTCACCTAGCCTGCACAGAACTCTGGGCTGGCAAAGGTGGCTCCAAGAAATCATCACCTAAATCAAGAAAAGGAAAGTACTAAAATGCCTACCCGTAATAATCGTGTAACCTCTCACTCTCAGCGCAAGAGAGTTGCTGCAATTCAACCCATCAATAGCCAAGTACCCGTTCGGAATAGGTACGAATCAAATCGTCAGCGTATTGTACGAGAGAAGCAGGAACGCGAAGCCGCTCGTAGGAGTGCTGCCGTAAAAAGTGCACCTGCCCCTAAGCCCGAATCAAATCGTCAGAAAATCGTACGAGAGAGTCAGGAACGTGCGCGCGCTTCTAAGCCGAAGCCTACCTACGGCAGTCGCGTAACCCCGCACTCTCAGCGACAAGCTGCCGCTAAACAATCTCCTAAGGCCTACAGCAGCAGCTACCCCTAAGGCTGCTAAAAAGAAGGTAGCTAAGCCTGCCGCAAAGAAGGTAGCCAAGAAAAAGTCTCCATTCTTTATAAACCGCGAAGGTCGTAAACCGAGAGGTAAGATGGCAGCCCTTGAACGCCACCGCGCTCGTACAGCAGCAGCTAAGAAAAATAAATAATGCCCGATTACCGCACATATGGAGCAAGAGATGACCGAATCGCCAAGGATGGTGATGTCGGTTTCATTGGTTTTAATAACCGCCTTCGTCCGGATCAGCTGGCTGGAGGTATGCTTACTGACGCCCAGAATGTACGACTTGACCGCAACGGTGAAGCCCAAGTACGTAAGGGCATTCAGGTAGTTGAGGCTCCGTTTGCTGTAGGTGGCGATGTGTTTAGACTCCCAGAGGAGTCAGAGATTGGCAATGACGTTGCTCGGCTGCCCACTACGATTGAGTCCGCCAGCCTTACAAGTAATGTAGTATCCTTGGTTCTGGATGAACCAGCTGTAGAGTTAGGATATGACTTCCAAGTCGGGGATGAGATTGTTGTTGAAGGAGTTCAGTTTATTACTACCGATCCTAACGGTACGCATACCATCACGGGCGTCACCGATGCTGGCGTCACAAGTACAATTACCTATGATCTGACGGGTGCTGACGAAACTTACACGACTGCTATTGTTCTTCCGGAGGATCTGTCATTCCAGCTGAATGGAATCACAACTCAGGCTGTAGTTGGATACAATATGGTACTCGATCAAGGCAACGTGACCGAGGTTTACGCAAGCACCGCGTTCAGCGACCCCAATGACAATGCTAGTCAGTACATTCTCATTGCCTCAAATGCCAAGGTGGTAGCGAAGAACCTTCTTACCAATGCCACAACTGACATTACTTACCCAGCTGGCGAGACGGTTCCACCGCGCGCGTCAATGCTTCAGGCATTCAACAAGGTGTTCATCTTCCGAAATGGTCAGACCGCCCTTGAGTGGGACGGGGACTTCAATAATAACTTCACCTTGGCTCCAAGCGGGGAGTACAGCCAGCCGAAGCAACTTTCTCCAAGTTCATTTGATATTACTGACGGCAAGGCTACCGCTACATTCTCCAACGTAGCGGACTTAAACGGAACATCTGTCGGGGACACAATCGAGATTGAGGCTATTGGGAATAGCCCTCTAGTTGTCGGTGAGAAATATGTTGTTTCCGAAAGGGATAATTCAGTTCCTTCAATTTCATTCTTTGTTCAGCACGAGGATACAAGTAATTCGCAGGGCGTGATCTTCCAGCAGGAAGTCTCCGTAGGTCTAGGCTTCATCCATATGCCAGCACCTGAGTACGCGGTGTATCACCAGCGGAGACTGTTAATGCCATTTAGGTTCATTCCTCGCGTAGCTGACAATCAGTTCGATAGCACTGGGAACCTCGACGAGATCATTGCGTCCGACATCTTGGATTCGGATACCTATGACCGCATATATGCTCAGTACCGATTCAATGCAGGTGAAGCGGACTTCAATGTAGGTCTGCACTCATTCGCTGAGGACAAGCTGATGGTGTTTAATCGGAACAGCATTCACCTAGTCCAGAACACAACTAACCTACAGGGAGCCAGCACCCAGCTACTTACCAACGAGGTTGGTTGCGTAGCCCGTCAGTCAATTGTACAGGTCGGCAACAGGGTTATATTCCTCTCCGATAACGGCGTGTACGGAACTGAGTTCTTGGATGAGTACAATCTTCGTGGCACGGAGACGCCACTCAGCGAGCCAATCAATGAGAGCATTAAGAGAATTAACCGCGATCAGTGGAGCAAGTCCGTTGCGGTTTACTTTGATAACCGATACTTTATTGCGGTTCCAGTCAATGGCTCCCTTGAGAATAACGTAGTACTTATTTACAACTTCCTAAACAAGCAGTGGGAGAGTATTGATAGCGTTGACAATGCGGACTGGGATATTGAAAATCTAATTGTGGCGGGTGACGGCAATCAGCGCGGAGTCTACGCGATCAACAAGCTGGGCGGCATTCATCGTATGGATCAACGCGAGCAGAGCGATGACCTTGTTAACGTAAGTATCGGAGGCTCCTCAGTTACCGAGCCAATCAAGGCGAGCGTAACGACACGTCAGTACACGCTTGGATCAATGGACAGGAAGAAGTGGAAGGAGTTCGAGGTTCACGTTGAGAGCAGCTCAAGCAACTCAAGTGACTTGGATATATCCGCTGAGACAGAGAACCCTGACGCAAGTATTGATCTTGGCTCATTGTCTTCATTTAACAAACAAAGCATAGACGAAACGGTTACACTGGCTGGGTTTGACCTAGCTGAGGAAAATGGCGTCTACGTGTACGACGAGTCCAGATCCACTGAGACCAAAAGGGTTTACATAAAGGGTAACCTAAGAGTTAATTGGATACCGTCTTCAATTTACCTCGAGACAACCAGTGGGTACAGCCTAGCGTCATCCCTCGCAACTACAGCCACCGCAGTGGCTGGTGACGAGTGGTACGACCCAAATGGCGAACTAATAAATGGATCATCCCTATATACCCAAGGTGGTGACGCAATTCCAACAAACCTTCCAGCGGGCGAGGATGTTTCCATCCGTGGTAGAATAGGTAATCGCCGAGGACACGGCATTCAATTTACATTTAACAACACTACAGGTAGACCAAGAATCCGTGCTGTACAGGTACAGGGTTCTGAGTCCTTCCGATCAACGCAGAAAGCAATCTAATGGCTATTATAAATACCAATGGCGGTTTTGGAACATCCGATACTGTAAACAGTACTAACCTAAATGCGGTTGCTGATGCAGCAACCTTTGATGACCCAGTTGATGAAACGACACTGGAACTCATTAGAACTGGGGGAGATGCCGGAAAGCTTCGAGTTAAAGCTGGCGGTGTGGACACGAACCAGATTGCAGGTAGTGCCGTAACCAAGGCTAAGATCGAGGACGTAGACAATATGAAAGTACTAGGCAATACGTCTGGTTCTGCTACTGCGCCACAAGAGGTTGATGTCATTGACTCAACATCCGGAATCAATAATAACAATAATGATACGAGCATTCCCACATCTGCCGCCGTTCTTGGTTTATTCACTTTAAGTGGAAGTGATCTTACAATAAACATTTAGAGATGCTTTACGTAAACGAGACTAGGATCGAAAGAGTCAATGCTGGGGGGACCGACCTCCAGTACGTGTACAAGGGTACGGACGACACTACTCACGAGCATCTTCAGTTTTGTAGAATACCAAGTGACTATTCATCAAAGGATTTAACCCTTGGTGGTATCGCTATACTTACAGTTGAGTCAGTTGGAACCAGATCACCGGCTGACAAGATTTCTAATTACGCATACGTTAACTCAAATCTATTAATTGAGGGTAAAAAGTACGCGTACTTAATTGCAACCTCTGGAGAAAGAACCGCAAATAGGCGACTATCAGATGGAACTGTAATCAACAGCCGAGGGTACAATGATGGACAAATCTCAAGGATAAATGCTTTAGATATGGCTGATGTGCAGTCAGGATCTGTATCAAATAAGGCTCAATACAATTTTCAAGGATGCTTTGAGTACAATCCGAAAACAATTACAGCGGGTAATGGCTCAACTGCCTATGGTCACTTGATAGCGAAGAACACGTACAACGTGTCGGATGCAGGAAAGGGTGCAATCAAGGTGTATATCTATGAGTATACGGCTTTGAAATCATTATTTGAATACGCTTACTCGAGAACAGGTAGTTCAAATTGGGTATTCAACGAGACAGTTTATTCAAACTAAATCAACCATTAGTATTATTTAAGTTATGTCAGTAATAGATACAGGAAAGACATTCGCCAATGGCGAGCAGCTTACAGCAGATAAGCTGAACCAAGTAATTGACCGAGCTGAATTCAACGCAAGTGAAGCTGTTGATGGCAGTACGATTACTTTAATCAGCGGTGCGATGGCTGTTAATGACAATGGCATTACCGAGGCTAAGATTGAGAACGGTGCTGTAACCAAGAATAAGTTAGCAACTGATGCACTTGAGTTAGCTTATCCAGTTGGTTCAATCTATATGAACGCCAGCAATTCTGACAACCCATCTACCCTACTGGGCTTCGGAACTTGGGTTGCGTTCGGTGCTGGTCGTGTTCCTGTGGGCATTGATTCGGGTGACACGGACTTTGATACGGCTGAGGAAACTGGTGGTTCTAAGGTTCCAGCCTTGCTTGATCATACTCACAACACCCCAAGTGGTATGCTTAGTGGGAATGCCTCTAGTGGCGCCACAGGTTATGGTAGTGGGTCGTATTACAGTCCCATTGGTAACGCAGCAAGAACAACGACATCTGCCTCAAGTGGGAATCAAAGTAATGGCAATCTCCAGCCTTACATCGTAGTATATATGTGGAAGCGTACACCTTAATGGAAGTAGATAATCCAGTCCTTAACTCAGCGGTGGCTGCTCTCGAATCAGGGAAGCAGCCTGCTTTCGTTGAGTTCGTGGACAAGGTTGTTGATTACTGCGTAAAGAATGAGAACGGGAAAGTATTCCCGGACTGGGATGCCAAAACTCTCAGGCAGTTAGTTGCCTATCACCAAGCCAAGGGTACTCTAATTGTACTGGCTGACGAGTCCGCAGAGATAAGCGGGGTCTTTATGTGGTATAATTGCGACGAGGATGACGGCTGGAGCTTCGTATATAACTGGGACGAGGACAAGCCCGAAGGGGACGCAATCTTTATGGCTTTCTTGTTTGCATCCAGCACAAGTGCTTGGAAGCAGATGCTTCTTAAATTCATTGAGCGAGAGCCAGACGTGCTCAGCAAGAAACTACTGGGTGTCCGCATCCGTAAGGGCGTACCGACAAGAACAACTTACACAACTAATCTGTTTACAAGAATCTTAAAAGCAAAGGACTAATATGGGAGGCAAAGGAAAAGCACCAAAACCAGTCGATCCGGGCAAGGCTCTGGGTGAATACTTATTTGGAACAGGTTTCCAAGACTACAAGGGCGTTACTGACCCAGCCCTACAGGAGAAGCTGATTGCTGCGGAGGAGCAGTTCCGACCTCGTTATGCTGCGCTTGAGCTGCAGGATATTCAGACCTACGCACAGGGTCTTAAGGACCCAGAGACAGGAGAGGTAATTACTCCGGGCGTACTTGACTTACTAGAGGAGCAGTCCCGTCGAGCTGGAGTACTTCAACGAGAGCAGCTACAGGAGCAGCGCGAGGCTGATGTAGGCGCACTTCAGGAGTTCGCACCTCAGGTAGTCGAGGCTTACCGCGAGGCTGACCCTCGTAGTGCGGCACTGGCTGACCTAGCCCAGCAGCAGGCTGAGAGACTCTACGCTGAGGCTGAGGGTCCTCTGTCCCCAGAACGGCGTAGAATGGCTGAGCAGGCTGCTCGTGCAGGTTCCTTGGCTCGTGGTCGTATTGGCGACGAAAGCTCCGTAGCGGCTGAAATACTTGGACGAGAGCAGTTCAAATCAGGTCTACGTGCAGAGGCTCGTCAGGCTGGGGCTGGTGCATTTGGTCAGCAGCGTCAAATGGCTGGTGACATTGGTATGACACTTCTTGGTCGCCCATCTCAGGCGATTCAACTCGGCGGTCAGATGCTTGGTCAAGCTCAGGGTCTTGCTGCTGGACCTACTGGACCTCAGTTATTTGATCCTAACGTAGGAATCAATATGGCACTTCAGCAACGAGGTCAGGACATTGAGTTCCAAGGAGCAAAGATGGCTTCACAAGGAGCAATGCTCGGTGGTCTTGCAGGAGGTCTTGGTTCACTGGGCGGTGGCTTTGCTTCTAGAGGCTAAACATAAGGAGATAATATTATGGCATTTCAAGTAGGTTCACAAGTACGCCCTGAACTGGGCAGAGCAGACGTAAGCGGATTCGCCCGAGGTGGTGAGTACCTAGCCGCCGGGATCGGCGCAGGTATCAAGAGCTTAATCAAGGGTAAGCAGGAGAAGGACAAGCTGAATGCAACGTCAGACGTACTGACCGGTATGATAAAGGACAATGAGTACGCTCAGGTCCTGTTCGGCATTTCCCCTAACGAGGCTGGTGAAATTACACGGGATATGGTCAAGCCCTTCGTGAAGTCCATAGGTGTGGACGAGTCAATGGCTATGGCTACTCAGCTTAACCTAGCGTTGATTAAGTCAACCCTTGACGATGACGATGACAAGGTAGGAGCCAAGAGCGCGTCAGCACTTAAGTCCCTAGCTACTGAGCTAGAGCTGGATATCACCCCGGAGGGGACCGTCAGGGAGAAGGGTAGGTTCGGCGGCGGTAAGGTACTTCAGGAGGATGACCCTAGGGTTCAGTCATTACTCGGCTTCGAGGGAGGTGAACAATTGATATTCGGGTACGATGTACTTAAACAACTTCAGTAATTAACCTACGAATAAGATATGCCAACCGCCACTTTTCGTAGCAAGATCGACGGCAGAATAATTTCATTCGAGCACGCCGAGGGTCTTACCAATTCACAGATTCAGGGAATCGCAAAGCGCAAGCTTGTAGATGACCTGAACGCAGATGACTCCTTCGTAGTTGACGTAGCTAAGAGCATAGGAGCAGGTGGAGTAAAGGCAGTCCTCAATACCTTAGCTGGTGCGCAGCAGACGGTTGGAGCTGCAATAGGTAACGAAGAGGAGAACGCATTCGTTGACGCGTTGTTTAGCAACGCCGCTGAGTTACGACAAATGGCTGATGACTTCGACGAGGTCATAGGTCTTGACGATGACTTCAAGAATTCATTCGGCGGTCAGGTCTTCCAAGGTCTGGGTCAAATGCCCGTGCAGATCGGTGCTAGCTTAGCTGGCGCAGTAGGTGGTACTTTAGTTGCTGGACCCGGAGCGGGAACCATAGGTGGTGCTCTTCTTCTTGGTGGAGGTACTGCTGCATTCCAGATGCAGACAGAGGCAGTCCGGGACGCAGAGCAGAGCATTGGAAAGAAGTACTCTGACTTCAGCGACAAAGAGAAACGTCAGACCGCTGCGTCCTCACTTGGATATATGACCATCGGCGGTGCGATGGAGTACTTCGCTGCAGGTAAGTTAGTCCCAGCCCCAGTTGAAGCGTCAGATTGCTGGCTTCGTACGCGGCAAGAATCCTCTTCCGTCCGGTACAGTAAAGCAGGTAGCTAAGTCCCTGAAGAGGGAAGCAGCCGAGGGCTTCTTGGTCGAGGGTATGACTGAGTCAGCTCAGGGTCAGTTGCTTGATATTCTGGCTAAGGCTAGCTACGACGAGGATCGTTCTTTAATCTCGATGCAGCAGTTGTCTGACCGCTTCAATGAGTTCCTTGTCGGTGGTATCGTCGGTGGCACTACATCGGCTACGCTTGGGTCAGTTCAACGAGCCGCGACCGGTGAGTCACTGATCGGAAAGAAGGAGACCAAGGCTCTCCCAGAGGCTGAGCTAGAGGGCAAGCAAAGATTTAACATAGAGTACTCGACCGTAAGGGAGCCAGTAGACGGACCTTCGGTAAGCACAAAGAGGAATCAGGTCATTGTGGCTGACAGCGTAGAGGAGGCGAATACAATCGCCGCTGAGTTCATTAAGAACGAGCCTACCGCTGACAAGGATAACTACTCAGTTACTACGACGACTACCGTTACTCCTATGGAGGAGGGGACTGCAGCTCCTATTCGTGAGGAGGCTGTTGCCCCTATGGAGGAGGAGACCGTTGCTCCTATGCGTGAGGAGGCTGAGGCAGTTGTTGAGGAACCCTTAGCGGAACCCGAGCCAGCACCCGAGACTGCGGCGGAAACAGTTTCTGAGTTCAGGTTCACGAAAAGTGAAGGCAAGCCTGATCCTAAATATATCGGCGGTGCGGTAGTTGAGTACGAGAATGACTTTAGTCGTGCTGTCCGGATCAGCCCAAAGGCAAAGGTATTTAAGAGCGTAAGAGCTAGATTAAAAAAGCAGTACAACCTAAGCGACGATCAACTGGATGACCTCAGGAAGAAGGCTAATCAAAAAATACTGAAGCAGAAGAGGGCGGGTCAGAAGCTGTCACTTGATATGACGACGGAACTTCCGTCACCTACCACGGTAGTAGGAGCAACTACCGAGCAGCTTTGGTCCGTACCAGAGCAGGCTTATACATCTGCAGATACTTCAATTAACCAAAGCAAGCTTCCTTCGGGCTATAAGCAGTTACGTAAGCTCGGCGTATTCAAGGAAAGTCAAGTAATAGTTGACATAGGTGGCGGTAGATTTGACAACGCAGTCGATTCCGTGCGAGAGCAAGAGGGAGCCGAGGTTCTAGTATACGATCCCTTTAACCGCGACAAGGAGCACAACGAAGCTGTAGTAAGAAGAGTAGCTGACGGAGGTGCTGACGTTGCCGTATCCAACAACACGCTTAATGTAATCGAGGAGGAGGCTAATCAGCGCAGGGTAGTTCAGCAGGCTTACAATGCTATTAAGTCCGGTAAGGAGGCGCACTTCACTGTATACGAAGGTGACCGAACTGGAACAGGAAGAACAACATCCAAGGGCTTTCAACATAACAAGAAGACTGCCGAGTACTTACCTTTGATTGAGTCCGTGTTCGGTCCCGGTAATGTATCAGCACCTAAGGGCGGTGTCATTACT